TTCCTATAGAGGATACTACTGGAGTTTCTGTTGGAGCAATGTTATAGATTGTGTTGCTTAAATCCTCACGTTGCCCAATAGCTGTATAAGTTCTAAATTCTGCCATTGTCTTTCCTTATTCTATAAAGTTTTCAAAAATAGCTGCTGCATCTCTGGCTGAACCAGTTTGCTGCAACCGTTTTACTTGTTTCTTTTGTACGTCTGTTACATTTTGAGTTACTTTAGCACCACCTTTTACAGTCTTAGGAGCTTTTGCAACTTTCTTTTTAACACCTGCTTTATTTGACATTAGTTTGTCATATTGTGCAGCTTTATGTAACACCAGTACATGTCGACTATCATAGACTTGAGATAACTCTTGGTCTGTAAAGCCAACTTTTTTTCCGTAGTTCCGAATATCAACTTTGATTTGTTCGGACTTCTTTTTGTCTGAAAACTCTGGTAAGGATTCTGCTAATTTAATGGTCTCTTGTTCTACATATCTCTGCATTTGCTGAGCCTGGTCTGCTTGTTGCTGTTGTGCAATGCGAGCTTGCTCTGCTTGAACTGTAGCTAACTGTTCTTTCTTTTCAGTTTGCTCTGCTACCTTTACTGCATATCCTATTGGGTCGTTCTCTCTTAATGCTGCAAGTTCTTCAGGACTTTCATTAGTCTGGTTTAATACAGATTCTAATTCCTGCAGCCTTTGTGAATAATTATCTCTAAGTTGCCTTGCCTCAATGATAGCTTTAGATTCTTGCTCAACAACTTTACGCTGCTCTGCTATCTCTTGGGTTTTTTTAGTATAATCAGTGCCAAGTTGGTATGATTTGACAAGCTCATCAAGACTAACTTCTTTTTCTTCACCTGCTGCTTTTACGGTGAAAGTTTGTTCTGTCTCAACTTCCTCTGTCTCTACTTCCTCGGATTCGTCTTCAGTTTCAGTCTCAATCTCATCTTCATTACTTTCTGGTTCGACTTCAACTTCTTCTTCCTCTACAACTTCATCGATTGTATCTTCTACAACTTCTGGTTTGTCCTCAGTGGATTCCTCTGTTGCAGATAACATACCTTCAATAGAAGATGCTGCATCTGTTACTGATAGAGTTCCACTGTCTTCTGACGTCATGGTTTCTTCACTCATGTGTATTTCCTTGTTTGCTAATATAGGCTTAGCTTACCATATAGTCAAATGACTATAATATCTTCCAGGACTTATCTTTAATCTCATCATTCATTGCAATGGATTCAAGTCTAGCCACTATATCATCAATTGCTCTTATTCTGACGTAGGACGATTCTCTTATAGCCTGTTGGTCATCATCTGAGTTAATGATTGTATTCACTAATTCTTTTTTCATGTTATCTAACTCATCTTTAAATATGTCGTTAGATATAATGTCTTTTAATATCTGTAATCTATCCTGCATTTATTTTAGAAATCTTATCTATAGCATCTACTACTGTCTTCATTTGATTAGTAGAAGTATTAGCGTTAGATTCTTTCTCCTTATTTATAAGTTCTAATTCTTTTATAGCCATCTCTTTTTCAAACTCTAGCTTGTCTTGCTCTAAGCGCAGCATTTGTTTAGATGCCTCCATTTCTAGTTTCATTCTATCTAATTCTAGTTTAGCCATGTCAGATTGCATCTTCATTTGTGCTTTCTCTTTCTCTGCTTGTGCTAGTATCTTAGCTGCCTCAGTATTAGGATTAGCTTTAGGATTTTGTGCTGCTTGCTGAGCCATCATATCTGACTGCTCTTTTGTAATATCATTTAAAAATCCAGACTCATCTTTGAATCCTGCCATGTTTACAAACTTAGCTAGTGTATCTCTATATTGTTTTAGTGATACTAATGGATTGTTTAGACCGTATTGTGTAATCATTTGCTCTTGCTTTTGTAGTAGCATTTGCATTACACCTAACTGCTCTTGCTTAGCACCTGTACCTAATCCTACATTAACAGTCATATTGTACTGTGTAGTCCATTCTCTAGGGTCCATAGGTACAAACTTATTATTTACTCTAATGATTCTTTCTTTATCTTGATACTTACATACTAGATGTAGAATACCTTTCATTAGTGAGCTAACACCTGTATCAGCAAAGATACGTGATATAAGTTCTAGTTTACCACCTGCTGCACTACTCATACTTGCTACTGCTGTAGCTGTTACGTTCTGTAGTATATTAGGGTCTAATCCTTGACTAGCCTCTGATACCCCACTACGTTTAGCTTGTACTGTATCTAAATACTCTAGCATTGGATAGGATTGTGCTGCATTAGATTGTACAGTTAATGGTACGATTGCATTAGGGTTCTTCATACGTACAACACCACCTGCAGTAGATGTTAGTAAGTCATCTAAGTTTACTTGTCCTTCTACAGCTCCTACACGATAGTTATTAGTTAAGTATAGGTTATCTAGCATTTGTCTAGTGATTGTAGACTTGATAAGTTGTAAGTCTGTAGCTCTATCTGCTAATGATTGACCAAAGAACTTATGAGGTATTGGAAAAGGACATATAGAATGGAAAGGTATATAATCACACTCTTCATGCATTAACACCTGATTATCTGCATAACAAACTCTATGCAGCTCTGCTACACCATCTTCGTCCATGTCTGTTCTTACATAACACTCGTAGTACTCTACTAACTCCATACTTTCATCATTAGTGTCATTAGTGTTTAGTGGCTGCTCACCATTAGAATATCTTGCTACTCTTTCTGGAGTAAAGTCTAATGTATCACCAATAGATAATGTTCTAACTACTTCTGGGTCATATCCCATAGCTATTAAATCACTTCTAGTCTGTAGACTTCTCTGCGCTACGAATGTAGCATCTTCTATAGTTACTGCTCTTTTATCTATTAAGAACTCTTCTGGTGCTACGTTCTCTATCTTAACTTTACTAGCATCTTTAGTTCTAGCTACTTTTACATTATAGTAAGTATTTACGATAGGTGGTACTTCCTGCATCATAGGTTCACCTACTTCATTCATAACTGGCTGACCCATTTGGTCTATCATTATCTGAGGCTCTTGCTCTATTACTTCCTCCACTGTATCTTGACTGATAATTTCTACTTCCTCATCATTCATTATCATAGTTAACTCATCTTCAGTCAGATTCTCATACTTCTCTTTAGTAGTAGTTTTCTTATCGTCCCAATATGCTTTTACTATACCTACTTTTTGACATAAAGCGTCCCAGAACCATGAATGAAATATCTCTACTCCATTATTATCTTTATTTATAATATGGTTTACATAACGTGTTACCATCTCACTTGCCTCAGCGTCACCTTCGTTAACTGGTTCGAACACTACTGCATTATTAGATTGAGTAAACACTTTTAATATCTGAGGTAATGCACCATCTACAGTTTCTGCTACTTCACCTGTAACTATCTGAGAACGACCTTCTACTTCATTACCATACTTTTCTCTCATGTAGTATTCTAATGCTGTTTGCCTTTCTCTTGATGTCTCAGTCTCTATATAACCTAGTGAATCATCTATGTGAGATTCTACTAGATTGATAAACGTCTGATTATCTTCTGCTGATACTTCCATTTGCTCTTTTGTATAAGCCATTATTTAACCTTAATATCTATTTTACCACTGTCAACTACATTGTCTTTTACTTCTGGTTCTGCATGTTGTATTCTTACACATAATAAATCTATAATGAAATAGTCTTTATCATCATTAGCATACCATTCTACTCCTAGCTGTAATCCCATAAAGAAATGCCATGACCACATTATTTAGATTTCCTTTTAATTGCTTTGAAAGCTCCAATCTTAGGAGCGCCTTTAGCACCTTTCTTTCTCATCTTTTCTACTTTAACATTCTTACCAGACTTCTTAGCTGCTTTTTGTGCTGCTATTCTTTTACGTTTAGCGTGTATGTTTGCATATAATCCTGGTCTTTTCATATGTTATCCTTTTGCTTTTTGTTTTGCTGTTTTAGATAGTTCGTTATAATGAAATAACTTTTGTGATGTTTTAGTATGGCTTTTGTTAGTATGTAAATCACCATTAGGCATCTTATGAGAGTTACCTTTCCATTCAGTACCATTTCTTAAATAATGTTTAACGCCTTTCATTACCATTTCACCTTATTTGCCCAATATGCTGCACTCATTTTACCTTTTGCAATGTTTGCACCATGTCTAGCTTTAAATGATTTACGTCTCATCTTTTGTTTTTTAGATTCACCCTCTTTAGGTTTACCTGCAGTTGAGACCCCTTGCTGCCCAAAACGTATAGTCTTGGTTTTATCTCCAACTTTAGCTACGACTACATGAGATTTAGTTTTATGCCCTGGAGTTCTTTTAGGTTTATTATAACCTGATACTCCTGCAGACTTTAACTTTCCATCACTCACTTTTTCTTACCACCTCTACCTTTCCTACCTCTTCCGTAATGTTTACCAGGCATTGTTTATTCCTCTAAAGTGTTGTAAAAAAACAACAAAATATTAATATAAATACTTTGCTGTAGGATATAAATGATTTAATAGACCTACAAGATAAACAGTAACTGCTATGATGTTTAATACTATTAATGCTCTATCACACCATCTTAAACTAACATAAGTCCAACCTACAGATGCTGATAGTCCTAGTAAGATATTCATTGGATATATATTAGCTGCAGTAAATGCCATTGTAAATATCATTAATATAGAACTAATCCACTTTACTACCCAAACATGGTCTTTCTTATGTATATCTATCATTATCTTCTCCTATAATATTATGCAGCCTTTATGTTCCATGCAAGGATAATCTGAATACATCTTACCATTACATACACTGCCTGTTACTCTTTTTTCTTTCTTAACGAATAAGTCTATGACCATTTCTGTTGTTGTAGGTTCCTCATTTAATAATGCTTTACCATCATATATGTATTTACTTCTATCTATAAATCTATAATATTCATTAGTAGGAAAGCTAACGATTAGACTGCAGCCTTGCAACATTATACAAATTAATAGGAGGTAACTTAACTTCATATTCTATACTATCCAATTCCTATCCTGTTCTAATGGTTTATCCCAACTGGTAGAATATTTAGTATCTGATATTCCTACAGCCAAGTATCTAAAAGCATCAGCACAATGGGAAGACCAATCATGTAAAGGTTTGTCCATATACACGCTAAGTTTGTCATTATATTGACGTCTATAATTTCGTAAACACTCCAAGCCATACTTCGTTGTGTCCTTGTTGAACCAACAGTTAGGCAGTATTCTTCTCACTTCCTGGATACCGTCATCAATAGAAAGTTTAGGTGCAACAGTAATATCCATGCCAGACTCTTCTAACACTTCTTTCCTGGACTTACCTGATGTTAATTCTCTTACTACAACATCATGAGGTAGTATATGCTCATAATCAAAGTAGTCATTATCACGTAACCACTCTACATAATGAGATAACCCTTGACCATGATTCTCATAGTAATCAAGTAATCTTATTTCTGCCCCATGTAATTGTACTACCCAAATGGAAGTAGAATCACCAACACCTAAGTCCCACGCTGTTAAGCTCCTACATAGTTTGTCTTCGACTACATTTATAACTTGTTGTTTCTCTGTTATATTGTTTATTATTTCGCCATAATAAGAACCAACTACTGGAGCATCAAAAGAT